CCCCGGCAGGGTCTCCCCCGCCGGGTCTGTCAGCTTTTCATGTGCCTCTCGGCAATCTTCATTTTCTCTACGATCTTCGGCAGCCGCCGCTTGATCGTCGCCTGTGCAAGGTACACCTCCGCCGCCACATCCGCCTGCGGCAGCCGGTCGATGTAGTAGAGCCTTGCAATTCGCTCGTTCTCAGCTCCCACGTTTGCCTGCTCAATTACCCGCTCCATCTCGCCCCTTGTCAGCCCTTGCAGCGCGGGCGGCAGGCTGATGCGGGCCATCGGTGCCATTATTTGAGCAGGTACGTCCAGCTATTTTTCCCCAGCAGCCCATCCACGCCGAGGCCGTGCTCCGCCTGCATCTTTTTCAGTCCCTGCTCCATCTTCGCGCCGAACAGCTTGTCCGTCGCCGGAATGGTGTAGGGATAATAGCCCTTGTCCTTCATGAGCAGCATCGCCGCGCGGACATCGTTTCCGCTCATGCCGCGCTTGAGCATTCTCAGTTCCACGTTTACCGTTACCTCCTTCTTCTCCGGCGCCGGTGTCGGCGCAGGTGTTACCGGCTCTGCCTCCGTGGCCTTGCTGGCGTAGTCGGGCAGGCCGAATCCGCGAATGTACCGGCCGTTGACCGCAATCTCGCGGTATCCAACCGCATCTGACTTGTTGCCCTCAATGACGGTGATGATCTTGCCGTCACAGGACACCACAATGCCGACGTGGCTGGCGCCGCTGGTGCAGTCTCCTACACCGTTGTCTCCCCATGCGTACATGATGATGTCGCCGGGCTTCGGGGTGTAGCTGTCGCTTTCCTTCCAGCGCCCGAGCTTCTTGTAAAGCTCGATCATGTTCCAAACGCCGACCTCCGTCGGCATGATGTCCGTCAGGCCACACTTGATCGCCACCGCCGACACAAAGCCTGCGCACCATGCGTCGGTGTACTTCAGCGCGTAGCCGCGTGCAAGCGGCCGGTGCGAGTTGTATACATCCACGATCTTCCGGTGACTGCCGTCTGCTTCATTGTAGCCGATCCACGTTTTGGCGGTGGCTACGACCTTCTCTCTGATTTGTGCCTCTGTCATCGCTCACGCCCCCTTTTTGTAGCTGGCGCTGCTGATCCCCAGCAGCACACCGAGGAAAGTGTCCGCAGCCGTGATCGTGCCGACGATCTGTTCCCCGTAGGGAAGCCCCCAGATGCCGGACAGCGCAAAGTACAGCGTGCCCAGCGCGGGCAGCAGATACAGCGCGATCCACTTCAGGATGTCATAGACCTTGTTGCTCAGTTTCATTTCCATTTCTCCTTTCAAAATTCACCGGTTGCCCGGTTTTTTTCCTTGCCCGCTGCGGTCAGATCAGCCGTCCCAGCAGTGCGCCCACCAGCACCGAGATCAGCGCCGTCACGACTGCCGTCACCACGCTGTCCCATCGCTTCGCTGGCTTTTCCAGCACCTCGTCCAGGCTCATCTTGATCTCTCCCACGTCCTTTTTCGTGTGCTCCATGTCCTTCTGCAAGCCGCAAATCGCCGTCACCAGCTTTTCCTGCTCGTTCACGCGCTCCTCCAGCCGGTCCAGCCGGTGCACGTTGGATTTGCTCCGCTGCTCGTTCTCGATCACCTTTGTCTCCAGTTCCATTCGCATCCTCCTCCGTCAATCCAGCCAAGCCGGCCTGTCCGGGATGATCAGCGTTGCCGGTGCGTCCCGCCACGCCTTGTACCACTGGCGCAGCTCCGCAAGGCGCGCTAGGCTGATACCCTCGTACCATAGCTGCCCCCGGTTGATCACCGAGTAGCACTCGCGCTCTCGACGCGCGCGGATAGCATTTTGCCTACCCGCAAGCTGCAAGGCCGCAAGCCTGTCCTCGTCAAGCGTCAGGGCACCGTCAACCAGTCGGTATGCCGCATAGTTTTCTGCGCTAAGCTCTCCCGGCTCCTCCACCGCAATTCCTCCGCTCAGATGTCCCCCGAAGCAGTAGCTCTCCACATATCCGTCAGATGCAATTTTTACTTCCATTTTCCCCTCCTTCACAACGTCCCGAACACCTTGCAGTTAAAAGATACTCCCTGGCTGTTGATCTGCAGCAGCCACGCATTGGCTGTTATCGTCAGTGCTCCCTGGTAGTATGCTCCCGCCGTTGTGCCCGGTATGTAGATCCCCCACACTGCGCTCGGCACGCGGTATGGGAATACCCACGACATATACAGGCTCGATGTGCCTTCCCCCGTCACCCCAATCTCAATCAGCAGATTTTTGTATTTGTCCATGCTGTCGCTGCCGGAAAGCGTCGTCCCTCGCTTAATGACCCCCTCCGCCAGCAGCGCATCCTTGTTGCTCTTGATCAGATTTTCCAGCGCCTTCTCCGGCGTCGTTGCCCCGGTACCGCCCTTGCTCACTGGAAGCGTCCCCGTCACATCGCTGCCTCCGAGGCCTACACTGTCTTTGTTGGCCAGTGCGCCGGACGGCACATTCGCAGGGTTCGCCGGTGTATACCCCAGTGCCGCCGTGATTGCAGCCTTCGTCACGGTTGCATCCGTGCCCGGCTCTCCTTGCGGGCCTTGCGCGCCGGGTTCTCCCTTTTCCCCCGGCTCTCCCTGTGGCCCTTGCGCTCCTGTCTCGCCCTTTGCGCCGGTCTCACCTTTCGGCCCCTGATCTCCCTTCGGCCCCTTGATTTTGACCGGTGCCGGATTTTCCAATCCTCCGTCGTTTGTCCACGAGATCACGCCCTCTGCGCTCACGCTCGGGGAGAAGGTCGTGCCCGGTTTCCCCGCGCCGCCTCCGCCCGATGTCACGCCGATGTTACTCCGTGCCTGTGCTTTCTGCGCCTCCGTCAGGCTCTGCGGCGTGTACTTTACGGCATCTGCACCGGCACCTCCCTGTGCCTGCTGCGCCCAGTATTTTGCGTTGTTGTGGTATGCCGGGTCTGTCGCCGGTACCTCCGCTGTCCCTCGTTTTCCTTCCGCCCATGCCTGCGCGGTCTTTGCCGAAGAATCCGCCTCTCTCGCAGAGACCGTCGCGTCCTGCGCGGCGTTCTGCGCAGCGTTTTTTGCCGCAACTGCCGCGTCTTTCTCATTTGATGCAGTCAGCGCCGAGTCATATGCCTCCTGCTCCGATTCTCCCGCGCGCTGCTGCGCGGCCTGCGCCGCATCCTTTGCCGCATTTGCCGCTGCCGCCTGCTGGCTTGCCGTGGCCGCAGATCCCGCTGCGGCTGTTTTGGCCGCCGTCGCCTCCTGCGCCGCCGTCGTAGCGGTGTCCTTAGCGCTTCCTGCGGTTGCCGCCGCACTCTGTGCGTCGTCTTTGGCCGCAACTGCCGCATTTTTGGCCGCCGTCGCTGCCGCCGTCGCCTCCTGCGCCGCCTGATTTGCAGACGCCGTGATCGTCGTCTGTGCAGCCTGTGTGATCTCGTCCTGGATGCCCTGCATATCCACAAGGTCGTGCCAGTCCTCCGTCCCGTCCGTCGCCCACTGGATCACCTTGCCTTGGTACTGCATCTTGGTCCCCCGGCCGTCCGCGCCGTGCAGGGATTGCAGCCACTGCTCCTCCGTGCCGGTGTAGCCGTGCTTTTTGGCGATCGCATATGCCGATAGATAGTATTGCAGCAGCTCCGCCCGCCCGTCTGCCGGTGCGAGCACCTCCGCCACATAATGCACATACTCCGTGTAGCAGGCGTTAAACATCTGCATCGTGTTTTGATACTTGCTGTACTCGCCGTTTGCGTAGTCGATCTGCGCCATCAGGTACTGCATGTACAGCTTGTCGTATGGCATCGGCGCAGTCAGCTCCGCCGTTGGCAGGCTGCCGTCCGCCCCGATCTCGTGCGGCTTGATGTCCGTCACCGTCACAAGGTGTACCTCGCTCAGCACCATCCCCTCGATCTCGTTGACCCACATCAACAGGATTTCGTCGTCAAACGGCGTCGGCTTCAGCTTCTTTGCGAGCTTGATCAGTTTGTCGATCGTCATTTTCGTTCTCCTCTCCCGGGAGCTTTAGCCCCAGCTCCCGCAGCAGCTCCAGCTTTTCCTGGGCCGTCATTGTTTTGCTCACGACCTCTCGCGTCTCCTTGTCGAGGCTGATCTCCTGCCGCTCCTTCCAGCCGCAGTTGTGCTGCAAGCTAAATTTCGCGCCCGCTGCGGAGGATTTTTCCAGCACCTTCCCGGCCAGATAGTCCTCCACGCGCCCCCGCGCGCGCTCCACCGTGTCGGCATACGCCTTTTTCTTGCCGTATTCCGCCCACGTCGAGCGGTGGATGCCCAAAAACAGGCATAGCCCCGCCATACTTGGCTTTTTGATCCAGATTTCCTCCACCGCCGGCGTTCCGTCCGCCGCGACCGGCCGGACGAATTTCTTCCTCGGGTGCCCGAAGGCATCCAGCGTCACGCCATAGGTGCCGTCCGGCTGCTCCTGATAGTCGATCTCCTCCAGGATGAGCGGACGCACCACGCGGATGGAATCAAAATATCTGTCCACGGCCTCCGCCAGCTCCCGCGGCCTGTATCTTGTCTGCACGCATCCTCCCTCCTTTGCACCCTGATTATCGCCTCCCCGCCCCCGCAGTTACTTCCAATTCTTCCCGCCGAAAAAATTTTTCGATTTTTTTGAAAAAAGTGCTTGACATACCACTCATTGAGTGGTATTATATAAGTGTAAAGAGCAAGACCCCACAAAACAAAACATTTGGAGGAAATTAAAATGGCAAAGGTTATCAATTCTTACGGCACCGAGATCAACTACAATGCGGCTGTCGAGCTGATGGACGACGAGCTGCGCGAAGAGGTTCACGCTGACCTCGCCCCCTGCACCGAGCAGGAGTTTTTCGATGAGTACGCCCGCCGTCACGCCGAGCGCTTCGGCGAGACCTGGGAGATGGACAAGCGGAATCCCTGCTATTGAGGCGCGCCATGCTCGACCCTCATACCCGCGATTATCTCCGCGCCGCGTCCTATTGTTTCAGCGACCGTGAGGCTTTCATCGCCGACCTGTCCCGCGATGACGTGTGGCTCGACCCGGACGACGCAGACATTCCAGCAGATCGTCTGACCCTCCTCGGCAGCATCTACGATCTGACGCACGCCACCGTCCGCGGCCTGTGTAAGCAGTATTCCCTTTCTCACGCCCAGTTCGCCGCCCGGTTCTGCATCCCGCTTCGCACCGTGGACAACTGGTGCACGGGCGAGCGCAAAGCTCCCGCTTATGTAGTCGCCATGGCAGCCGAGCTGCTCGCCGCTGACGAGGCCGCGCGCTGGTAACTGCAAATCATAATCGCCCGGAGGACGACCTCCGGGCG